TTTATTAACACCCTTGAAGGCAGGCAGTTGGTGTCTGAGGGCGATTACATCATTCAGGGCGTCAAGGGTGAGGTTTACCCCTGTAAGCCTGACATTTTCAAAATGACTTACCAGGAGATCAAATAACATGAAGCCCAAAAAGAAACTTGAAACCCTGCACCCCGAGTTCAAAGCCATGCGCAAAAAATACGACCTGTGGCAAGTGCTGTGCAATGGCGGCAGTGAGATCGAGGGCAAGCCCGAATACCTTGAGCGGCACAGCTATGAGTCTGACAAACAGTACAAAGTCAGACTGTGGCTTTCCACCTACCGGAATTTTGCAAAGCCTATTGTGGACGTTTTCCATTCATCCATTTGGCGGAACAAACCTAACCGCGAAGACCTGGACCCTATGTTCGCCGACTTTATTGAGAACGTTGACCGGGTGGGTACGGACGCCAACGCATTTTTCAAGAACGTCAGTAAAAAGGCCGGTAAAAAAGGTGCGGGGTTTGTTGTTGTGGACTTTACGACCCTGCCCAAAGAACAGCGGGACACACTCCAGAACAAAAAACAAACCGACGCGCTGAATTTAAGGCCGTTTTTTAGGTTTGTTGACGCCAGTAACCTCATTGACTGGGGCATCAACAAAAACCCGCTAACCGGGATAGAAACGCTTTCATACATTGTGTTCAAAGAAGAGGTTGAAACCAGTTCGGCACCGTTTGAGGGCCATACGGCCCAAATGCAATATAAGTTGTGGGCAACCGACAAATGGGAAGTATGGGTTGAAAATGAAAAGGGTGATGCGGTAATGATCGACGCCGGGACACACCCCTGCAAATGCGTTCCCGTTGCACCCTGCTTTTTCCACCAGCTTACCCATATGACCGGGGAAAGCGCCATAGCCGATGTTGCCAGTTTGTGCAACCGGACCTACCGCCTTGGAACGTGCCTTGACAAAAGCCTTTATGACACGGCCTTCCCGCTCCAGCTTTTTACCGGGTTTACCGCCGAAGAAATTGAAAAGTTCCAGCGCAGTTCTGCGGTCGGCCTTGTATCTCAGGAGACGGGGGCAGACAGCAAGTTCGTCGAGCCTGCGGGAAACTCTTTCAAGGAGCTGCGGGACAATATCAAGTCAGACGAGGCGGCCATAACCGAGATAGCCCTGCGCATGGTTAAGTCCGACTCAAAAGTGGGCGTGTCGGCTGAAAGCAAGAAAATGGACAACCTTCAGCTTAACAGCCGGTTGGGCATCTTCAGCTATAACGTCGAAGACTGTGAAAACCTGTGTTGGGAGCTGGCTGCAAAGTGGCTCGGAAAAGAAATTGACGGCAATGTGGTTTACAACCGGGACTTTGACGAAGACAAAGTATCTGCGGATATCATAAAGGCGTTTACCGACCTTGCCAGGGAAGAAATTATCCCGAAAGAGGACGTGCTGGACCTGCTTATCCGGTCTGAGCTGTTGCCCGCCGACTATGACAAGGCTGATGCTAAAATCAAAATCCAAAACCAGTTGCGCACGGATACAAATTCCCCTTTTGAAACCATGCCTCACGCTGCGGCCCCTGAACCGGAGGTAAAATAATGGTTATCGCGTTTGGGTGGTGGTTGTTGCCGGTAACGGCATCGGCCCTGATGCTGCTTACTATGCTGCGGCCCATTGACTATTCCCGCATAGGCAGTGGCATTGAGTGGCTTTTAAGGTTGCTTTGGATACTGCCCATTGTCTTCATTTGGGCGGCCTACATATCTTTCCGCTGTAGCAGGGGGTAACGCCATGGCTATGGACCCAACCGACCTCATAATCAAAGCCAGGAGCATTCAGTGGCAATACCGGCTTGACCAATACACAACCGAGCAGATTAACACGATCCGGGCGGCCCTGAAGAAATCAACGGCCAAAATGGAAAAGTATATCGCTGCCAAAGCCGGGGCACCTGTGGGAAAGGGCGGGTGGACCCGTGACAAATATTTGGAATACATAGAGAGCCTTGAGCCTATGAACAAGGCTCTTGAAAAAGAGCTTACCGAGCGGCTTCTCGGCACCGGTTCAGACGTTTACAAGGTGGCCGTTAAAAAGTTCGAAGGGATAATTTCCTTTAATGGCCTTGCGAAGATAAACATGAACACGCTGTCTCCGGCCCAACTCCGGCGGTTTGCTGAAAACGTGAGCATAGGCGGGCCGACACTTAAAACCTGGATTGACAAAACCCTTACCAGTGAAACCCAAACCAAAATCCGGAATGAAATACTGGCTGGCACGTTTGCCGGGGAAAACCTTAACCAGTTAAAAGCCAGGGTTGGCGTGGCTTACGACCGGTTCAACAAAACAACCATTGAAACCCTTACCCGTACCCATATCCAGAGCGCGAACAACCAGGCCAGGCAAGACGTGTTTGAAGCGAACAGCGACATAATCAAAGGTGTTAAGTGGCTGGCTACCCTTGACGGCTCATGCTGCTACATTTGCGGGGGCCTGGACGGGCGGGAATATAAATTGGGGCATAGCCCGCAACCGCCCATACACCCCCGATGCCGGTGCGTGTTATTGCCGGTGACCGTGAGCTATAAAGAGTTGGGCGTCAACATGGCCGAGATAAAAGACAACTTCAGGCCCGAACTGATCAAAGGCAGGCACACCCTGACGACCCGGGACTTTAAACACCGGTTCGCAGATATGACAAAGGCCGAGAAGATAAGTCATATTGGGCCAGGCCGGTACGACAGGATAACGAAGGGCGGCCTTTCATACGCCGACTTGATCGACGGGGAAACCGGCAGGGCGCTATTGCTCCCTGAGCTGGATGACCTGATATTAACCAAGGCAATCAAGAAAATTGCCAAGCATGACGCCATGATCGAGACGCTTATGGTAAAGGCCGAAGCCGAGATAGCCAAGGCGGAGGCGTCAAAGGCAAAATCAAAAGCAATCCTTGAAGACATCAAAGCCAAAAAAGCCCAAAAGGTTGCCGACCTTGAAGACGCCATAAACGACCCGAACAAAACGGCGGTGTTTAAAAGCAATACCGAGCTTCCGGAAGGAAAATACAAAGCTACAGCCGGGCCAGGCAAGCAGGCCGAGGCCATGTTACCGGATGAACCTGAAACCTTTGCCCCCATAAAGGGCAAACACAATTCAGCCGGGGCGGTATTGATCGACAAGGACACCGGCAAAGTGTGGGTGATGGAGCCGAAGGGGCATTACGGCGGCTACAAGCATACGTTCCCAAAAGGCACAATTGAAGATGGCCTTACGGCCCAACAGACAGCCCTGAAGGAAGTGTGGGAGGAAACAGGGCTTAACTGCAAAATAGTTGGGTACGTGGGCGACTATGAAAAGAGCGCCTCCCTTACCCGGTATTATGTGGCCGAGGTAACAGGCGGCAGCCCGGCGGCTTTTGGCGCGGAAACGCAGTCAATGAAGCTTGTACCCATGAACTCCGTTAAGGCCCTATTGAATAACACGGTGGACAAGGGCGTTTTTGATGACTTTGCGGGCAAACTGGCCCAGGCCCAGGGCAAGGTTGTTGCCGGTGAGGCAAAAAGCCTTAAAGGGGGCTTTTATAAAGTTGGAAAGGAAGCCAAGGCGGCAGAAAAACTTGCACTGGAAGAGGCCCAGGCAAAAGCGGCCCTGAAGGCGGCACAAGAAAAAGCGGCCCTGAAGGCGGCACAAGAGGCCGAAGCACAGGCCGCAAAGCTTGCCGAGGAAGCGGCCAAAACCATAAGCGACGGGAAAAGCCTTTCTGAGCTTACCGCGAAAGAAAAACAGCACCTATCCTACCTGAAAAAAAATTTCAAAGACAATTGGGTGCCAGGCGAAACCACAAACGCCATGAAAACCTGGAACAGCCTTTCAGCCCAGGCCCAGGAGGGCGTTCTAAAAGCTTATGTCAAAAAAGGAGGATCTATACCGGATATGTTGCCATTGAAAGAGGGCGTTGCAAAAACCTATATCATGCCCCAGGCCGTTAAGAGCGCGGTAAAAATAGAAAAACTGAACCTGGATGACTACGTGAAGTACGACAGCCAAAAAGGATCAAATACGGGCGGGTTTTACCACCACAAAAACAACCCGTCCGACCGATGGTACATGAAGTTTCCCGGCAACGAAGACATAGCCAGCAATGAAATGCTGGCGGCCCGCCTTTATGAAAAAGCTGGCACGGAGGTTCCTGTTTTACGGTGGGTTGAGGCAGATGGGCGGAAGGGTATTGCCTCGAAGATCATAGACGGCCTTGAAAACAATTCGTACCTGTTGACAAGCCCGGCTTTCAGGGCGGGTATTTATGACGACTTTGTGGTTGATTGCTTTATGGGCAATTGGGATGTTGTGGGCATGAACTACGACAACCTGTTAATCAAAGACGGTATCCGTGCTGTGCGGGTTGACGTGGGCGGCTCATTAAGATACCGGGCCATGGGCGGACTGAAAGACAAAAACAGTTGGAATGGGTTTGTTGATGAGCTTGAAAACATGCGCAACCCCGGCCTAAACCCCAAAGCAGCGAACGTATTCAAAGACATTACCCAGGCTGAGCTTGACGCCGGGGCCAGGAAAGTATTGTCCATTACCGAAAAAGACATCCGGGTGCTCGTCGATAAGTATGGGCCGAGTATCAAGGCCGAGCGCGATGAACTGGTTGACGTACTATTGGCCCGGCAGAAAGACATTCAAGCAAAGTTCCCCCACATAAAAATAAACACGGCTGCGGTGGATCTGCCTGAAGATTTGGGCGGCAGGGTGCAGGCAGGCCAGGTAAAGCAAATCAAAGAGGCCAGGTTAAACGGGCACTCACTCCGGACTGACAAAGACCACATTGAAGACCAGCAAATCCTGTTTTGGACCGAAAAGGACGCAGCCGGGAACACGATTACATGCTGTGAGTTTAAGGCCATTGGCCCGGCTGCGAAAAAATTACAGGCAGCGGTTGCCGGGGCGGCGGATGGGGTCGTGGACAGCACCCGGATTGTCATCGCTGAAATAAACACGGCCAACAGATCAATAACAAAGGCCCTGAAAGGCATTGGCTATCAGTTCAACGGCGGCAACGGCCTGAGAACCCTGGATATAGAGCGGGCTACTGAGGCCCTTGCCGATATTAAAAAGGCCAAGGCTGCACTTAGGGCAGTTGTAAAAAGCGGGGATCTAAAAAAGGCGGCCCTGGACAACTATACAAAGGCTTTGGTTAAGTGGGAGAAGGTGCTTGACGGTGCGGTGCAGGCCGGTGAAGGGGCTATATACAAGTTGCCCAGGGGCTACTATACCCCGACAAGCAACACGTTTGAGAGGGTAGCCAAGGCCGCACCAAAGGTTGAAACAAACGCGGTGGCATGGAAGAAAAAAGCTGGCGTGTTTGAAGAAAAGAAAATTGAAAACGGGTATGCGCAAAGGACCGGCGGGAGCCTGGACCTTACGTATGAGCCGCAAGGCGCATTCAGCCAATACTACGAGGCAAAAATAAACGGTGTGGACGTTAGGTTTTTCTATGACCAGAACGACAAGGGTTTTGCCCTACGAGACAAGGTTCAAATTTTTGCCAGCGGCGCAGACAGAAAAACGGCCAATCTTATTTATGACGCCATTGAAGAACTGGGCATTGACGCCAGCATTCCGAGCGCCCTTGACATTGAAGAGCTTTACCTAAGACAAATCCTGAACCATAGGAACGAAACAAAGTTTATTGATTCACTGGTTACCCCGAGGATGACGACCGAGCAGCGGGTTGAAGCCTACAAAAAGCACCTTGAAAATAAGTTGGGTTATGACGTGTCCGCCACAAAAAGCTATGACCCGATGGGGGCCTACCAGGCGTTTGAACAGGGGAAAATATGCACCTACCGCCCGGATCTGCTTGAACATCCGTCGTGGGCCGACTTTAAAGAAAACTACGTACTGAAGCATAGCATGCACGGCGACCTTTCAGGCGACATAGACAGGATATTAAACGGCGGCGGCATGATGGCCCCTACCACCGACAAAATATCAAGGCGTGGTTTTAGGTGGGGCGGCATGTCCCCCGAACGTGATAACGAAACGGGCGGGGCCAACTACTTTTTTACCAGAGTTAAGCGCCTTACTGACAGCTCAGTTGCCGACGAGGGCCTTTACTTTAAACCCGAACTTGTGGCCCGGCTTGACGCCGTAAGCTATGACGCTGACAGGTACGGCAACGTTACTAAGGAGTTTTTAGGGGCCTACCGGAAACCGAGCCTTGAAGAAATAAAAGACTGCTCTTCATACGGCAGCAATGAAACAATTTT